CTCGAAAGGATCCTCTTGATCACCTTCTTGACTTTGTTCTTGTTGCTGGAGTTCCTGCTTGCAGAAATGATATAGCGTTTCTGCTGCTGCGATGGTGTCAGTAAACGTTTCGGCATTTTGAATTAAAGTGATAATCTCCTTTTCAGCATCTGAAAAAGATATAGGAAGGAACGAACCAATCTTGAAATATAGATTAGCACGATCAGCAAGATTAAAAGTACTAAGATCTTCATCTGCTACTTCAAAGAAATCTTTATCATGCAGTTCACTATAACCCCTATAGAAGGATTTGGCAATACCAAGATATCTCCTCTTCATCAATTTCTCAATACGAGCATCTTCAACCACATTCACAAACTGTTGAGGGATTTTACCTTCCCAACTCCAGTCATCAGGAGTATATAGTGCATGTCCTACCTCATGACCCACCAACATATCATATACATCATTACTAGCCTTTTCCCAAAGAGGAAGAGTCAACACACGAGTTTGAATATTGAACTGTGCGGTTTCACATTGCTTGTGCTCTACTATGATGTCCTCAGTAGCAAGAAGTTTGGCAAGTTGTGATTTGATTTCCTGTTTGACTGCCATGTGTCTTTTCGTTTGATGTACCTATCATACTAGAAAACCGCCCGTTGTGGGCGGTCTGTAGACGCTTTATTAACTGTCCACGCCTTTTCCTTGCAGCACGTAGAGCTTGTGGTTTGAGAGTACGTTTCTTCTCCTTCTTAGAATGATGTTGCCAATTTGGGGTCATTGTTCTTAAGATGATCCATAATATTTATTGTAGGATACCATCCCAATTGACGCAACTCCCTTGTGTCAGCACATAAACTGTCTGGTTCGCCTGGTGTGTCCTCTTTAATAGGCAAATCCCGTCCCATTGCCTTTGCTATGTCCATGACAGGGATTGCTTCCCCATATCCCACATCAAGGTGTCCTCTGAAATTAGAGTCCATCAGTAAGCATATGGCTGTTGCCACATCCCTAACATGGATATAGTCTCTATAGTGTCTTGTGATGTACTTAGCAGTATTCTCCTGAAGCATCCTGTATAGCATGTCAGGTCTGCTTCCCTCCTCTGCCCATACATTAAAGAACCTCATGCCCACACTATTAGGTGGTGCTTGTAATTCATTTACCTTCTTGGTAATAGCATAAGGATTTTGAGACCACCCATGAGCACCAGCAGAACTAGCATAAAGTAACCTTACATCATTCTCTCCACAATAATCAAATATAGGTTTAGACTTCTCTACATTATTTTCCCAGAACCTATCAGGATCTTCAAAACTTTCTCTAAGAGCAGCAAAGGCAGCAAGATGAATGACATAATCATACTTCTCTTTAGGTTTAAAGAATCCTATATCATTAGGAAAATCCAAACCATAAAGATCCCATCTTTCATTTTGCCACTCACCATAACAGTTAGACTCTTGAATAAAACTCCACAAGTGACTTCCTATGAAACCCTTATGTCCTGTGATCAATACTTTCCTACCTTCATAAAATTCTAGTTTCATGTTACCGTCCAATCAATAACAGTACGGATCTCTTGGTTATACTTCCAGATCTCTCTAAACATATCAGCATTGAGACCCTCCTTTTCCATCTGGACAATCAGAGAATTAAGATCTTTTGGAAAACAAGTTCCACCAAAACCCCTATCATTATCAATACCAGGTACTCTGGTATGTGATGTGCCAATTCTACTATCAGCAGTCACACCCTCTACCACATTCTTATAATCCATACCCACCTTCTCACACATATCATATATCTTATTGAAATATGCTACCTTATAAGCCAAGAAGGTATTAGAGAAATACTTCACTGCCTCACTCTCATCAGAGGTCATTGTAATAACTGGAGTTTCATGAAAATATCTCCAATAAAAATTAGCTGCATCTCTAGTAGCATATTGATTGCCACCTATTACAGTTCTCTCTGCATTCTTAAAATCAACCACAGCATTCCTAGCAGTGAGGAACTCTGGGTTATGAGCAATAGTCAGAAACTCATACTTCTCCGCATATGCTTTAGTGGTTCCAATAGGAACAGTAGACTTGATGATAAAGACAGTATCTTTAACAACATACTCTTCCTGCTTGATACCAGCAAAGAAACTATCCAAAATAGATAAATCACAACTCCCATCCATTTTCATAGGAGTAGGAAGGCAGACAAAAATGTACTGCTGATCTAGAACCTCTTCTAGAGTATTGAAAGATCTATTGGAATCTACGTCATAGACCTTGGTTGGAGCTTTATCTCTTACGTTCTGGTAAACTGCATTGCCCACGAAACCATTACCAACAATTCCGATCATGAGGTTAACCTGCTGAATCCTTTTACTTTCTCAAATTTTAGCACACTATCGAACCTATCGTCCATACCTGTCTTGTGAGATATGACAAAAACGTTAGCATCTTTTATTACAAAACGGATAATCTTAAGGAATTCTTCCGTTCCAAACCCATCAAGTGAGGAATCAAACACCTCATCCATGATCAGAAGGTTGGTGTTGACAGAATTTTTAAACCGTGCTACCTCCCTCCATGTGAATAGAAGTGCTAGGTCGATACGCATCTTCTCTCCTTCACTAAAGGAGCAATAAGAAAAATTGTCATGGATAGGAGATTGAATAGTCTCGTTAAACTCCTCATCCAATGTAAAGTTAATATAAAAGTCCATCATTTGAAGATACCTATTCACCTGCTGATTGATCAGTGGTAGATACTTCTTTATGATTTTGGACTTAACTCCACCATCCTTAAGTAACCCATAACAAAAGTTATGGTACTGAATGGTTTCTTTTTTAGAAGCTAGTGCCTCATATGTTTCTGCTAACTTATTCTGAAAAGATTCTAATTTCTCATGCTCAGTATTTCTGTTTGCAAGTTGTTCGGTAAGTGTTTGAATCTCCGATTCCAAATCTCTGATCTGTCGTTGACATCCAGAAATGCGAGTATTGTTTTTAGAAATGCCATGCGTTAAGTTAGTAATCTCCTTGGATAAAGTGGTGAATTGATGCTCTCGCTCTTCTTCATTTTTAATTGCTTCTTCTAGTTCTTTATAACCAGATTGCAACTCTTTGGCTTTAGTTTGAGCATCGTCAATTTTATTTAGTCTAAAGTCCTCATTAATGGCTTGTGTGCAAGTAGGACAAACCGTATTCTTTGTAAAGAACTTATGCTCTTTAGTAATGGTAGATACTTTATTAGATATTTTACCTTTAAGATTTCCCAACTCACGCAACTTTTCTGTAGCACCTGTTACTGCCTCTTGCTGTTTAGTAAGATCAAATACATTATTTTCTAGTTGTTCATTCACTGACACATAATTATCAGACTCTGTAAAAAGAGTGGTAATTTTTTGCTGATTATCATCTATTCTTCCCTTACTTTGTGATTCTAATTCTTTAATCCAATTAGTTTGCATCTCTACTTTATCATTCAAGGACTCTTTTTTTAAATCTAAAGTCCTTGCTTCATCTCTAACTATTTTAATCTTATCTCTAATCAAATTATTCATTGAGGAAAATATTTTTATATCTAATAAATCTTCAATAACTTCTCTTCTATTAGTGGCTGTCAGTTGCATAAAAGGAACAAAATTAGTAGATCCTAAAATTACAATTTGAGTAAAGGACTTATAATTCATTTTAAGAACATTTTGTTCTAACCACTTCTGCTGATCATTGGCATTAGAAAATTGATCTAAACACTTACCATCTTTCCAAATTTCAAATATATTTGGTTTTATTCCTCTTATCACTTTCCATCCAATATCCCCAATAGAAAAATCTACTTCAACCCTAGCATCTTTTTCATTGGTAGTATTGATTAACTGTGCTTTATTAATCTTACGAAATGGTTTACCAAATAAACTAAAAGTAAGAGCATCCAATACAGTACTCTTACCTGCACCATTAGTTCCAATAATTAAAGTGGTTGCATGTTCATTAAATTTTATTTCACTATAATGATTGCCAGTAGATAAAAAGTTCTTCCAGCGTATTTTTTCAAATGTAATCATGTTCTTCAGGTGGTATCACAATGTCATTTTTAGTAATGATTGCATATTCATGACCGTGAATATGGCAAGTTTTAATCATTAAATCTTCATCAACTTCAACTACCGTCATATCAGGATATCCATCATCCTCCAACATCATAGCATATCTGTCTGCATCATCTTCTTGTTCAAAAATATATAAAATTTGTCCTCCTTTTTTATCAGTTACCGCATATGCACCCTCCTTTTCCTTACCTGAGATAGTCAATATGAACATCACACTAACTCACAAGCTTCTTGATAATTATCTTGAAGCATTTTCTGAATCCTTGACTTATCTAAATCAACTTGTGCTTCCTCTACATACCTATTAAGGATGGAGAGGGTATCTTCAGATTCAAAGGCTTCAAAGTTTTCTGCATCATGAAGAATAAAATTCTCCACTACCTTCAATTCAGACACATTAGCATTATACAACTTATCGATAAATTTTTCAAATTTTACTTGATCACTCTTTTTTCTTACAACTACCTTAACTATCTTATCTTCTAATTCTCTT